ATTGGATCACGTGACCTTAATATGTCTGTTATATTTTTGTATAAAAAATTTGGCATATAAAACTTTCACTTATTAAATTATTATTAACCTTCTTCGTCTTGCGGTTCTTCTTCACCGGTATCATTAGCAAAATAATCAGCTTCTATGAGTTTTGACATTCTACTTAAACCAATCTCATTTTCATCTATAAAATTACTTTTGAAATTTTTCAAAGAATCAACATCTTCTGCCAATGCAGTCAATGTTTCATTTGTTCTTTCAGATAATGCATTCAATATATTTTCGGTTCTTATCTTATCTGTTTCTAATCTCGTTGACAAATCTGTTAGTATCTGTTCTTGTTGAGCAGACAACTCAGTATTTATTCTTTCAAATGCATCAGCACGAACTTGTTGTTCTAGATATTCATTTGCCCACAGATTCATTGTTTCTTGCCACTTAACTTCTTGTGTACCCCAATCTGCAAGTTCTTGATTTTGTGAATCTATTATATTCTGCAATTCATCTATTTTTTGTTTCAAACCTTCTATTGAGTTTGGATCATTCTGTGCTATATTCTGTAAATTTTCTAATAATTGATTTCTAGCAACACTTTGTATATTTTCCATTTCGGATGGTGAAATTCCAGAAAGTGGAACACCTCTTAATAATCCAGTTTGTATTGTTTTTATTTGATCAAAAACCTTTTTCTCTGCATCAACGGCATCTCTTAATGTAGAAAAATTTGACTTTACCACAAAATCAAAATTAGAAGACAAGAATCTTTCATCAACAACAGGAACTTCTATTTGTCCTTTATTATTAGAAGAACGGTCATCCAAATAACTAAGTATTCGGTTTGTAGCAGAGTCTCTACTCAATTCATTCATCGTACAACCTTAAAGTAATGATTATTGTCAAAAATTTGAACGTTATCGCCACCATCTCTTTCTACTTTAACAACTACTCTATAAAATCTTTCTGGTTGAAAAGAATCCATCCAAAGATTAAAATAACTGCTAGTACCATCACAACTTATTTTTGATCCAGTATAATCAAATGGTAGTATCACTTCATCGGTATGTGCATCTCGTATTTCATAATAAGAAGATGACGGTAAATAATAATTTACTGTTTGATATGCAGTTGTTGTATAATTTTTTTGTGGATAACGAGTATTTGCATATATTCTTATTTTTGCCTTTTCTTTTTCTGCGTAGAATTTTTTCAATTTTACATTTATATTGACATTATCTTCTGAAACTGGAGTCAGACTTCCTGTAATAAATTCAGAATCATCCCATACTATATTCAGTCTTGGGACATAGATTGTGTTACTATCTGTTCCAAAAAATTTAAGACTGTTTAATAGATTATCGGGAGAACTCTCCATTTCATTACTGAATTTTAGCAACATACCATCATTTTCAAACCTACCGGATCCAGTTATCCATTTTTTAACTATACCACTAACATCCATGTATAAATCAGTTGATTCAAAAGAAAATGATTGAGTACATTCCAAACCATCGTAATCCCACCAAGTTCCACCACCCTCATGTGTAAAATATGATGATGTTACGGTTGCTGTTAAGTAATTTGTTCCAAATAATATATTGGCATCAACCCATGTTTCAGATATACCATCCCATTCGTATGAACCAGTTTGTGGTGGAATATCCCATTCTATTCCAGTTACTTTTGATGTTCTATATTTCCATGAAACACCATCTGTTGTATATGGAAGATTTGAAAATCTACCAGTTCCGTTTACCCAAGATGAACTCAATGGATATGCATATACAACATATTCTTGTGGAATTTCTCGTATATCTGCAGTAATCAATGATAGATAGTATTTTGCATTGTTTGATATTTTGCCAGAATTTACTTTATTCTGAATATCAGATACATCAAATTTCAACAGTATTCTGCTATTGTAAATTGATGAACCAGATCCAGGAGTTTCGTGTGATAATTCCAACAATGGATCTATACCAGTATTCATGGTATATTGTCTTTCGTAAATCGTTGCATCTCTTTGAGCAAAAATAGAATATATCATCCGAATGACCTCGCTCTTCCAACAATATCATTGTTTGGATATTTTATTTCAAAAATCGAAGGATCTAGTGATGGGAATAATACACCATCTTTAATAGATTGATCTATATTGTAAGCATGGGGTGAATAACCTAATGAAGGATCAAATAGATTCTTAATTTTTACATTAACAACAGTTTGAACTCCAGGAACTCTATCAAGTTCTGTAAATATATTACTGATGATGATTGGTTGATTTATTTGCCATTTTTTAACATCAAAGTAACTTTTCAATCTATCGATACATCTAAGAATTACTTGATTGGAATTTTCATCTGGAAGTGTAATAATATCAAATTCAATTCCGATGTTTATGATATAAGCATCTCTAATGTTTATGGCATCTGTTAATAGTCTATACCAATTTAGATAATTTTTGAGATTTTCTTTTGTTGCATCATTTACAGTTGTCAATTTTCCATTTATGTCATAACCCAATACATAGAAATTTAGAGCCAAATCATTTTGAACTCTATCACTATTAAAAATAGAATCTCTTGTTAGTTGGGTATCTTTTGTTATGTATGCCTTTGCTATAGATCCGTATCTCTGTGGTAAACTATAAGCACGGATTATGTAATCTTCTTTTGTTACCGCTCTATTTTGTGCAGCAAATGATGCAACTGCATTGTATCTGATTTCATTTATATCTTCTTCAACTTTACCACCAGTGGCAGGTTCAGGATTGGTAACTGCCAAACTTGATACGGCCTGTGAATAAAGAACAGGATCCAAACCTTCTTGATCAAGAACAACATTTCTTCTCAATATATTGGTTAATACTTCACTTGGAACATTATCAGTATTACCATTCCCAACTGTATAATAAAATGTTAGTGTTGTATTATTAGGAGAAAGGCCGTATGTTTTTGTATAAAGAAAATTTGAAGGATCAATATCTATCGATAGATTTGGATTAGTCATTGGTAACGAACCACCAACTAAATCCGGATTAGGTATCAATAGTTCATCATCAACATCACTAATTCCCGCACCAAATTGTATTTCATATGTACCATTTGAGAATTGTCTTGTTGTAAATCTTCTTGGAATTTTTTTCAGTTTTAACAAATAGGGTGTTTCCAATCTATATTTGCTAAGTTTTGCATCATTTCTTGGGATGTTAAGAATTGGTTCAAATACAGTATCTTGTGATAAGTAAGGTACATTTGTCCATACGTTTCCTTCACTATCAGTTGCATATAAAACTTCTATTATGTTTTCAACTTCTAATGTTACCTTATCATATGGTTTTGGATCACTAAATGTAAATTCAGCAGTACGAATATCACCAGATACCGCTTTTGTTGATTTTCTAAGCAACCAATAAGTAACCTCGCCAGTGGTATCATCTATTTCATACGGAGTAACTTCGGTTGGATCAAAACTACTACTCGTTTTGAAATCAACATAATCTATTGTTCTAAAACTAACATCACCTTCGGCTGTTGGTGAAACTACCATTCCAGGTTGTACCGCAAAAGCATAATCAAAATCAGGAACAACACTTCCACTGATTTGTTTTGCCGGAACAATCTGAAAAACATCTAAAACAACATTTGCAGAAATTCTATTTTTAGGTGTATAACCCAATGATTGTGCAATGTTTAATATATTTTGACGTTCATTTGCGAACAAAATCATCGATTCTTGTAGAGTAACATCGGTATAAAAAGATAAGACATCACCAACATAAGCAGCCATTTCCATGAACATCATTCCTGGAGATGCCTCGTTAAAATCTTGGTATGTATCTGGAAAATAATTTTTGCTAAAATCTACAAGTGCCTTTTTTAGCGAATTAAAATCTCTGTTTGAATAACGAATGTCTTTGTTTATCAAGGCCATGTTTTATCTCTTATTTAATAATTTTCGGGATATATTGCAGGAATCTCTATCCCACCAGTAACAGATATAAATATCTGAATGGGTAAATATATCGTTGTTTCTCGTAGTTTTACGGTAAATTCTATCTTTATTGCATGGTCATTTTCGGACAAATATGATTCTTCTGGATTTATATTGACCACTAATTTTTCCAATGTTAAAAAAGGCATCCATTCTTTGAATGCATCGACTATATCACTTTTTATAGCATCTATAAATGTTTCTTCACTTGTTATATTCTCAAAAAGAATATATCTAAGATTTGTTCCAAAAGTTGGCAGCATATATCTTTCACCCTTAGCGGTGAGAAGTAGGTTTCTTATATTTGAATAAATTTGTTGTCTGTTTGTTACACTTTGATAAAACACTCCCTTTGGGTTATTGAATGGCATCAATACACCAACAAATTTATTACTTTTAACAGAACCCTCATTTACGGGTTTTGTAAAATACTCCCATCTATTTCTACCTAATCTTTTTTCCAATTATCATCTCCCTTTTTTTTCATCTATTTTTTTCATAAGAGCAGAATAGTCTTTTGTCAATGCAGACATAACTTCACTTGGTATTTCGGCTTTATTATACCCTTGTGGTATTGGTGCACTACCTCTTTCATACCCAAAACCTTCAGCCATATCCGCAGTGAAAGTAAATTCATCTTCCATCTCATAACTTTCTTGAAGACTTCTTTTAGTTTCTTCTAATAATTGCTGTATAGAAGCAAATTCTGTTTTTTGAGTTTTAGGTTTAACAGTTTTTTTAGGAGACTGAATCTCATTGTACATAGTCAATCCATGTTTCAAGGTGGAAACATCATCTTTTTTCGTTTGTTTTTGATTCAATTTTTTTGTAAGAGCATAATCTATTTCCTCTCTTATTATTGAACGTATTTCTTGTAAAAATTTTTTCGTGTCCATTCTAAAAACTCCTTATCCAGGTTCTACAATTTGATCATATAAATTATTTTTTAACGTTTTTAATACCTTTTTATCACCACCTTTAAGTGCTTTGTAATAACTATCAACTAAATCAGTTCTTCTAAATTGTCCGTTCATTGTTGGTTCTATTTTTTGATATTCTGATGTTGGTGTTAGTTTGTGAAATGCACAATGTTGGCCTGGTTTTTTAGTATCTCCAAATTTCCATATAAATCCTTTTTGAGAAGCAAACTGACCACCTGCACCTGTAACCGATCCACTTTTTGTATTACCACCAAGTCTCCACATTGATCCATCTGGATTAAGATAACCACATAATTCTATATGGCTTCCACGTGTAATAATAGAAGTTTCCCAACCTCGTTGACTTAAAAAATGTTCCATTAACTTTTTACCCATTTCTGTTAAACCACTTCCATTGTAATGAACACCATTTATGAAATATATTGAAATTGGATTCGGTAAAAGTGATTCATATACTTGAATTGCAATTTTTTCGGATTTTACACTTTCTTTGTTTTTTGGTTTTCCTTTGACTATAACTGTATTATTAGTTACAGTTTTCTTCTCAAAATGTGTCTTTTTGTAAAAGGTGTACATTTTATTAAATTCTCTTTGATCACCTTCCCCCGAAGATGGTGATCCCATTTTGTAAAATTCAGGATCAACTTCCCAATTATTTGTTTCAGGATTTATGAACATGGGTACATTGCCGTATGTGCCATTAGTTTCTTTTGTAATTGGGTTTGGTGTATTTGCAGAATAAGTAATAGTAACTCCATTTGCTACTGACCACTTAAATTGTCTTACTGGTTTATATCCAGAATGTTCACAAGCGTGTTTAGCAAACATTCCACACCAATGATGTATTTCTGCCCAATTTGAGTATTGTAAGTCCGTTCCAATCCCATATTTACCAGTTGGACCAAATCCTGCATTTTCTTTAACCATTCTGTGTTGTTCTGTTTGATTTTCTGCAACATAAGGAACTACATTATTTGGTATACCAACTTCTGGAAAATTCATTATTATTGGATAATCTATCATTTTCAATAAACTTTTATCCGATGGAATATCTACACCAAGAACAGGTTTTTTAGTCAAACCGCTCCAAACTGCACCAAAATACCATTTTACAGAATGTGTTAATTTAGATTCTACTTTTAACTCATTTTCTTTTAATCCTAAATTTTCAGTTTTTTGTGCTCGAAATCCCCAATTAGGACCTTTAACTGGAGGTGCTGATGTTAAGTTTATCAAGTGTGATGTTATTCTCATAGATACTGGAACCTCTGCCTTAGATTCTTGTAAATCTCTCAATTTCGCAGTTGTAAGTGCCTTACTATTTTCAACATTTACAGGTGCACCCTCTGGTGATTGATTTGATTTTTCTTTCGCTTCAAATTTTTGTTCAGGATCAGTTGGGTTTGTTGCTGGGTTTTCATCATTTGGTGTATCTGTATTTGATGCAGGTGGTTCTCCCAATCCCCAACCAACGTATGTATTTCTTGGACTATCATCGGATGAACCATCTGGTTTTTTTAATCGAGAATCAACCAATTTCGATAACCACTCAGCAGCAGTATCTCCACCATTTATTGTTACATTTTTTGATGAGTATTTTGTACCATTTATTATCAAATTACCGTCATCTTCAAATGCAATATCACCATCGTAATTAGAATTTGGTGCAGTTACACCAGATGGTGGTTTAACAACAACGACCATTCCATATTTGGATTCAGGTTTTATCACATATCTAATGGAAGAAACATCTATTTTTTCAGATGGATTTTGAGGATTTTTCAAACCTAATGCATCATTAAATTTACTAATCTTTTCTTCATCAGACAAATTAAAATAATCTTTTAGATTAAATGTTGTTGTTCCTACTGTAAATGTATCATCTTGCCAAGCAGCATTTTGTTTTGATATATCTGTTTCAGTATCGGAATACTCTGTACCTTTTCTATCGATTGGATATTGAACACCTTTGTACTCTACATATTTTCCTTTACTACGATTTCTACCCTCTCCAAAAAATGATGGTGGATTAGTACCAGTACCCTCACCGAATTGACCACTTCTATCTCCACCTGTGTTTTGTTCACCATTATCTGGTGTATTATCTATGAAATTATCATCTTTTGGTGGTTGTTCTTCTCTTCCACCGCCAGTTCCACCACCGGTATTAGTTCCACCAGTTCCACCACCGGTATTAGTTCCACCAGTTCCACCACCGGTATTAGTTCCACCAGTTCCACCACCGGTATTAGTTCCACCACCAGTTCCACCACCGGTATTAGTTCCACCGCCAGTTACACCACCGGAGGTACTACCGAAAAGATTTGTAACAAAATCCGCAATAGCTAAATCTGGATTTGAAGATTGTACAGTAGTATTTCCAGATCGTGTTTGATTACCAGAACCACCTGTTTGTGTACCACCAGATTGATTTCTTCTATGTCCACCGTCTTTGTCTGAACGGTTCTTTGTTGAATCATCTAATGTATCTACATCAGTTGTCTCCTTTTTTCTATTATCTCTAGCTCTAGTATTTAATGAATTTCTCGTGGTTTTATCACGAGGTGCTTCATCTTGTTCTATGTCATCTACTGTTCTTGGCATATTTTTCTCTATTTTTGTTAATCAGTTATCACCAAGCTATACCAACCGTTACTGGTCTACCGCTTCCCGCATATTTTTTACCATTTGCAAAAAATTGTCTTGATGCACTACCATCAGAAACACCCATATTTTTTACATTTCCTTTATAGTAATTGAAAACAGCAGTTGCAAGAGTACCTGGATCGGGTATGGATGTTGTTCCTGCAAACCAAACTCCATTTTTAGTCACTCCTATAAATGATGTTCCACTATCAAGTCCTAATTTATCCAACTGTTCTGGTGTGTAAGTGGAAACTTTTCCATTATCAATAACAAGAGCAGAACCCGGTGCAGAGGATTTTATTCCCTTTGCAGTATTTACTGCCTTATTTGCGTCAACTTTCGTACCTCCTCCGTCAGTGTATATGGAATTACCACGACCTAATTGAGGACCATTGGCACCAATATAGAACATTGCTGCATATTTCCGAGCTACCTCAGCGGTCTTTGCACCATAATTAAGACCGTTTACCATAAATGTACCAGTTGGTTGTCCCCAACCCCATCCAGAATCACCCCTTTCAAACATACTCCAATTTATGTAGTTTTTAAGATTAGGGAATTGTTGATCCCAACTTCTAAATGGTTTACTAAATGGACTAGGTCTTCCTTGTGCATATTTTGCAACCCATGTATTATTGTAACTATTTGTTCCAGGTTCACCTATTGGTCTGAATGCTTCAAATTCCCATTGAGTTGCACCATCAGAGTTTGTATATTTACCTGCAATTTTGTAAATTATTGATAAAGTAGATGGATTGGGTATTTGTGTGAATACTATTTTTCCACCATCTAATGAAATCATATTTCCAGATACACTAGCATTAAAATTAACATTTGCACCAGGTGTCTCGGATTTTGTGAATACTGTGTTAATATCATAAGTTTTATCTTTCCATATTCCTTCACTTGTAATAAAATCACCATCTATTTTTACAATACGATTTGTTGCATCTTCTTCAAATCCACCACCTATTTTGAAACGGTCTTTACCAATACTTTGATTTGTAAGTTTTTTAGTTCCTTTATTAGTAGAACAATCAAAATTCCCATATACTTGTTTTGGGGCAAAAGATAATGATGTCAGTGATAAACCACCGGCTTCAAAAGTTCCAATTTCAAATTCCGCCATACTTGCAGGAAATACAGTTATACCAACGTTACCCCTTATCCAATAATCGCCGGGTTTACCAGTTTTTGCATCCTTTACAGGTCTTGGTATTCCATTTAATGATGTTAATTCATTATTTGAACAATCAAATCTAGTTACACCAGTTGAAGTAACTACACCTAAACCGGTTAAACTTGTAATTTTATTACCAGCACAATTAAATCCGCCTGGACCAAATGTTGTGATTCCATTGCCATCTAATGATGTTAAAGAACATCCTGAAACATCGTAGATAAATTCATTTTGACTTTTATTTGAATCGGTTATTCCTCTTATTATTTTTGGTCCACCAACTAATGTTGTTAAACTTTTATTATCACTTGCAATAAATCTACCAACCTCTTGTGGTCCACCAGCGAGTGTTGTTAAATTATTTTTTGAACAATCAAAAGTACCAGTAACAGTTTTTGGAGAATTTGCTAATGTTGTCAGTGTTACCTTTTGACAATTAAAGTTGCCGTTTATTTTACCGAAAGGTATTGTAAACTTTCCATTTTCAATCAATCTAACTGAATCTTTTCTATCAGGAACATTTATTTGAACATCACCATCTATACTAACAGAACCATCTGTTTCTATTGTAATTGTTGCAGTATCACTGATTCTTAATTGTGGTGCCTTATCAGTTGATTTTTTCGGTTTACCATTTTTATCATATTCAACTTTACCGTCTTTAACAATCCAACCACGCATTATGTTTATCTTTTCAGATAAAGAAGATGTATCGGTTTCTTTTTTTACATCATCTGGTGTTTTATTACCATCCGAACCTGCATTTGGATCAGACGTATCTTCTTCTCTGTCTGGAAGACCTTCTTTATTTTCTTCTGATGTTTTTGTTTCTACTAATCCCCATGAATCCATTATAGCATTTGCATCGGAATCACCTTTTAACTGTTCACGCCAATACTTTAATGCAGATGAATTATCAAATTCAAACAAAACTTGTAATGCAGAATACTTTACACCCAAAACTGTTATGTATCCAGTTCTATCAAATATGAATGAATTTTCTGCACCTGCTATTTTTATTATTGCTTCAAATTTTGCAGGAACTGCACCGTTTTGTCTTTCTGATGTATAGTATAGTTTTTGAGCTGTTATATTTTTGATGTCAGAAGAAGTGCCCTCTTTTGGTATAGAATCATCAGCAGTTCCCCCACCACCTTGAAGTCCAAACTTTGCACCAGGTGGTGATAGTTTTCTTTCTGCTTGTCTTATTACTTTCTTGGTTTCATCTATTGGTGCAAATCCTAAGAATACAGGTGGTTCTTGGTCATAATCATAAAGTGCCTCACCACCAGTTTTTTCAATTTCAAAGTATTCCATTGGTACTTGATGGTCTGAAATGTATATTGGATTTACTAATTTTGTTTCGTAATTTGGATTTTCTTTTTTCTTTTTAATTTCCTTAATAGAATCAGGTGTGAAGTATTTTTCATTTTTTTCCAAATACACACCCATTCTTGCCAATGCACGCAAAAAGTATGTACCTTCTTCTCCAGGTTTGTGTATATCTCCACTAGCATACGCATATCGGTATGTTAGTTTTTTAGTTAATCCAAGATCTATTCTTTCTTTGTCTGTCATTTTATCTCAATGAATTATTTTTTAATTTCTATGTACCAATTTATATCTCTTGGGTTGTATACAAATCCAGGAGGAGCATTTCCTACTAATGTTATTTCACCTGTATTTGAATCTTGAATTATATCCGTAACCCAATCATATGTATAAATAACATAATTTCCAGCAAGTGCCTCTCCGGTTACACCACCATCTGGTGCAGATGTTTTTGGAACATCAACAACATACTTATCATCAACATTAAATGTATCACGCCATTTATCCGGACCTGCCTCATCCAATAAATCTGCATAAGGATCTGCCGTTAATTCACCTGCACTATCATATATGTCTTTTAGTATACCTTCTTTTTCTATTTCTTCACGAGTGTCTACGATTTCATCATATACACCCATCATTGCTGCTTCGTTTTCTAAAAGGTTTGGCGTATTTTTAATACTTTCATATTTTTTCAACAATCTATTTTTTATCTCAATACCTTTTGCCAAGTTATTTCTAAAAGTCAATGCTTTTTCAATAACTATACCACATTTAACTATACTAAGTCCAGGAACTTCTATATGAGTTATATCTTCATTATTAGAATTTTTTTCAAATGGTGGTTTCAATTCTTTTATGTCAGTAAATCCAAGAGCAGCAGCTATGGTCTGTTTCATTTTTGGATCAAGTACACCTTGTCCTGGTATAACTTTCCTAACCATTTTACCAGAACTGGTATCCTTTTCCATTACTACTTTATTGTATTTTTCCCAAACTTCACCATTTGCACCAAACTGATTCAGTAGTTTTTGACCTACACTATCAAACAATCCCTTAAAATAATCTTCTTTTTCTTTATCACTCTTGAATCTTTTTCCGGTTGCCATATCGGTCAAATCGCCTGCAATAGGAATGATAGTTCCTAATGTATCTTCACTAACACCGAGTTGTTTTGAAATCTTTTTCTTCAATTCAGGTGGTAGAGAATTGTAATGCTGAAATCCTTTGGTTGATAATTCGTATAAGTTTTTTGCACCACTTAATACTTCATAATATCTAATGATTTCGGATTGACTGACACCAACCATTCCACCAACCGAAACGATAAGTCCTTGTACTGCAGGTGGTAGATTTTTGAAATCAACTGCATCAAATATAGACAAAAACTGTTGTTTTTTATATGTGTTGTAAACAGCTAATGCATTAGCAGCGGTTTTTGTTGTTTGGAATCCTTCTTCCATTTTATCTGCATTTTCTTTTTCTGCATATGAACCACGAATAAATCCATCGAATCCAATTTCTTCGGTAGTAGATTCACCTTCTGCCAATATAACATCTGCTTTCTCATATGTTATACTACCATTTGGATTTTGTATTTCTATAAGTGGTGTTGTATTTCCAATGTAATGATATTTTATTTTGAATGGCAAATAACCTTTTCTTATTTTATTAGAACCACGATATTCAAATAAAGGATTAAATTCACTATTATCTAGTTGAATAGTTAATACATCAGTTCCACTTGGAAATATACCATAAGATCTAAAATCTACTCCAGTTTCTTTTCCAATAGTACCATTGTATGTTATCTCACAAGATTGACCTGTGCTTGATATATTAACTGCATTAGCGAAAGATGGATCAGGAATTGTTGAGTTTCCAGATTTCAATGCAGCAGAATTTGTTACAGATTTTATTGGTATGAAACTTCCATTACCTTGTACTTCTGATTGAATTTCTATTCTTGTTAGAATTAAAGTATTTCCTGGAACTTTTGTGTATGACGGATTATCAAGTTTTATCACCAATGTATCTTTGTTCGGAATCTCATAATTTTTTACTACAACCGATCCAAGTGATATATCTTCAAAAATTTCACCAGTAATAATACTTTTTATTTCAGGATCAACATCATCTATTGATTTTTTATCTAATTCTTTCAATAAAACATTTTTTAATTCATCGTATTTCCCATCATCTACCAATTCTTGAACTTGAAGAATTTTTCTAACAACCCAAGTTACTCTACGAAGAACATTTGGATTTACACCCAAAAACTTTGAAATATGAATTTGTTGTCTTCTTGTTAATTTATCAAAATCTAATAGTGTTTTCAAATTGGCAAGAAGTACAGTTGTTACATAAGCAGTTTTACCTTGTGTATATGCACGGTATAGTTTTGCAGACAATGATAGTGCTCGTATACCACTTTTAATAATAGGTGTATATTGACCAGACGTAAGTCCATCTAATGCAGCAACTGGAAATCCAATTATAGTTGTAAATAAATTAGTTTCCCGATCTTTTTCAGATTCTAACTGTTTATTAGCATCCTGTAAAGTGTAACCTTTCGGTATCTTTGATCCAAGAAGTGATGTTACTTGTTTACTTGCCCACCCTACACCTTCTCCGATATATCCAGCTGCTCCGCCCAAAACACCACTGATATAATCCATTGCATCAGTAACATATTTGTCTACTGATCCAGTAACAGAATTTAATAACCCACCATCACCTAATAATGAATTTGATTTTATTTTTATGGTTAAGTATTCGTTTTCAATGTTGGTTCCGGAGTCCATTGGGTCTGGCAACTTAAATTGACTTGCCTGTTTATCCCAATTAGCCCAAACTTTCAGTGTCATATTTACTGCAACACCAGTTTTGGATGTGTCTAAAACTCCAAATTTATCAACTAATAAATTTGCAATACCAAAAGGATCAGGTGCACCGACTATTTTACATTTCCAAACCAGAGCGTGTTTAGAAGCATATTGTCTTATTTCTGAATCATCCGCAAATTCTGCTTTATACTCACCATATGCATCTGGTGCACTTACACCGTTATCTGTATAATAAGCAGCATTTACTAATGTTCTTTCCCAAATTTCTAAATCTCTGTTGCCCGGTGGTCCATTTACGAATTGAATATACTCTAATAGATCAACAGAATCTCCCTGAAATACTTCAATCTCGTATGTTTCCCCTTTCTGTTCTACATTATTATCATTTGCAGGAATACTTGGGCTATATTTTGTTTTTCTTTTATTCCAAAGTATTGGCATTATAGTGGTCCTCCACCATCAGAATCACCACCAGGAATTATAGATGCACCATAGTCAAATTTTGGATCAGTTTCACCTAATATCTCGTCTAAGATTCTAACCTTTTCTTTTTCCAAGTCAGACATTTCTTGAACTAATGTTAATGCATCTTGTTCAACTAATGCTTCTTCTTCTGTTTCTACCAATACTCTTGAACTATCACCAACTACTGCGTATGAACTTTCACTTATAGGTTCCTCTGCCTCAGAAACTTCTTTCTCAGAAGGACCACCTGCCTTTTCATTCACAAAAGCAAGTTGACTTGGTAAATCTTTTATAGCACTTTTCAATTCATTCAAATGTGAATATGCAGTAGAAAAATTTGCAACATTTATAGGAACACCAGAAGGTCCAGTTCCAGTAGGATGTGTCTGTTCTGTTATTGCCTTAGTTATATTCATTAAAACTTCACACAAATTATTCAACCAATTCATAGTTCTTTTACCCAAAAGAATTGGTTCTATTGCATTCATTCCAAGACTTATTTTTTGAGAAGATTCTATCTCTACAACTTGTCTACCATCCAATGATATTCCTTTCTCAGAAGAAAATCCAATACCTTCTTTACTAAAACCAATCAACTCTTGTTTACGAGAATTGAAAACAATTCTATCAGATGCTATCATTACAGCATTTCCACCATATTCATTTTTTGTAAATAGGTTTATACTTTTATCTGTAATTGATGGTGTGTATGTAGAAGCTGGTTCAAATTTTACATATTGTCCTGATGTCATCCATATTGTAGAATCATCAGTATCTATACTTTCAAGGATAAATTCATTTCTTGGAAGTTTATCTGGATTTGTACCGTTTGATATTATTAAGATTGGATTTCCGGTTGCACCCAAGCCCTTTTTCCACGTTGGAACTTGTGGGTACTTTCTTCTTTCATCTATTGTTGATCCAAATCGTATAGATTGTCCCCATCTACCTTCAAGTATTATATCACCAGAATATGGTTGAATTGGATAAACGTCTTTTCTTTCAACAAAGATTGGATCTATTGGATAATCGGATTGTACACTTGATTTTGCAGAGTGAGTCAAACCGTCTCTTGCCGATTCTCTTGATTGTGCATCACCGGTACTATAATTACTTAACCAATGTGTCAATCCAGGAAGACCATTGTGGTGAATGGATGATTGTATAGAAACTGGATTTGAATAGTAGTATTCTTGTGAGACGGCACCAGCACTTGCATGCGGCGATGGTGCCTTTGTCACAAGTATTACTTCGCCTCTAATTGGGATATTTTTTATATTTACATCGAGCGCCCTTGCACGGATAACATCTTTTTTGTTGTGTCCAGATGCACCCGCATATCTACACAATACGGTATAGAGTGCGGTTTTATCTAAACCTTCAAAATCAACATCTAAAACTTCAGCAGGAAACCATTCTCTAGGAAAACCATCAAGAATTGTTACCTGCGGATTAAAGGGTAGGCCGCTCAATGTTATTCTCCTCTTGATTCTCTTTTATTTCTTGAATACCTTCTAATAAGGCCTGTTTTTCTTCGTCTGTCAAGAATGAGGAGGATTCTTCACCAGTGTTAGACATAGCACGTTGTATAACCGCAGCCAATTTAACTAAATGTTCATCATTCTTAACACCGACTTCCATGAAATCTTTTATAGCAGGAACTAAAATTGCAGCATCACTTATGTTATTCAACATAGGTTTTAAGTCAGCAATAAGTAGATTTATCTGACGATCTTTCTTCTTCTGATTGTCATAGATGTCCTTTAACAAATCAGAGAATTTTTTATTTCCAAAAATTTCTTCATTTAGATTCATACGTATAAATATCAGTTGTTCATAATATATTGAATTTCATACCAATTCATTTTTTCTAAATTTATACCGTTCTTGTACTGTAAAAACATTTTTGAGTATATCGTTTTAATCTTGTTGATAACACTTGTAATGTACTGTGAATTTACACCAGTTCTTTCTCTAACCAATATGTATATCGCTTTCTTATTGTAATTTTCTATATTTTCTCTCGTCTTAAACAGATATAAAATAGAATCGGCAACTTGAACATCCCTTTGTTTAGTAAAGAAAAGTGGTAAATGTTTCTCAACAACATTTACAAAAATATCAATAAAATCTTTCTTTTCTTCGATAGATTCATGTCTAATTTTTTCATTAACTATATTTCTTTCTAAATCTATCGCATCTATGTTTTGACTTCTTTTGAAGTGATAATAGTTTTTATTATTCTCTGCAATAAGATAATTTTTAGCAACAATCGAAAAATATGAAAAAGCCTTACCATTTTCTGCCTTATATTTAGTAATTTTTTCATGTAAAAAAGAAATCACTTCATGTTTGACATCCTCATGTGATACATCAAAGTTATAGAACTTAAATCTATGTATCATAATTTCAGCAAGTTTGTAAAATGCAGGATGAATTTTTTGTGTGTATATCAAATTTCTTTGAAACTCATCTTCCATTGTGTTGTACAATACTATTGCATCTTCTGTTTCTTTGGTAAAGTAAACATTAGGTTTTTTAGGACTTCGTTTTTGCTTCATATGTAATAATCCTTCTGAAATGAAACATCTGCAGGTTTCTGATTTTGAATAATACTTCTTTTTTCATCATCCAATGGTTCTTCACCAAAGTAAACGGAAATATCATTTACAATATCTTTCATTTCTTTGAAGAAATATCCAGTTTCGTCATCGGCCTCAAACGAACCAATCCTATCTAATTGTCTTAAATAGGATTGTTGTGACCGTATTCTATTTCGTAATTCAGTTAAAAACTTTTCATTCTCTAATAGAGCATCAACAGTATCTTGTGCCATATCATCTAATTTTTCAAACTTTTTTGTTAAGTTTACATTGACAAAAATAGATATGGTTAAACATATTGATAATACAATTATTGTCAATAACATATCAACCTCTCTTATGTTTTGGTGGAATTATTGAATCTATAACACCAAGATTTAATGCATCCGTTGGTGTGATGTAATAATCTTTTATAGTAACATTCTTCCAAAATTCTGTATCTTTGTTTGAATTTGATTTTAAGATTTCCAATAGTATTTCTTCTAATTTTTCCATATGTTGAACATTAGCTTTCATATCAGAAGATTTTCCGTAAATATCAGAACTAATTTCATGGAACATGATAGTTGAGTATTGTGAAGCCAAACGAAGACCGGTTCCTGCACAAAGAATAAGAGCAGCTGCAGACATTGCCCTACCTCTACAAATTGTATTAACCTTTACATCAAGACTTTGCATATAATCAATAATACCAAGTGCCTCATAAACAGAACCACCATCTGAATTGATGATTAAATTTATTGGATCATTTTTATGTTCTTCTGATCTCATGTGAAGAATTGCACGAATACGAGTGATAATATCGTACAAAGAACCATCCATGATTTCACCAAATAACAAAATGGAAGATGCCTCTACATCAATACCATAATCCATCTGTGTTGTTGCTTCTTTCCATCTAACTGGAATATCGTTTTCTTTTTCTTTTGATTTATTGTTTACTTGATTTTCTTCAACAATTTCGTCACCATCATAAAAATCGTTCATAACAGAACTCCTGGTTAAAATACAACAATGACATCACTATAAAGATATTCCTCGCCTATATCCAAAATCTGGTTTAGGTTTTTCTTCATAGAATGCCCTTTCAATTTCATTTTGTTCTAATATACTAATTTCTTCCGTAACTGCCAAGGGTTTTTTTTCTTTTTTATTTTTTTGTCTTTTAGTAGCAGTAACATCATCAGTAATTTTGATATTTTCTATCGATTTATTTTTTTCTTTTGGTTTCAAAACATCTACAACATCTTCTAAAACTTTTTCTTTTTTAATCGGTGGTGGAGAATCATCGTCTTCTGGTGGAATTTGTTTTTCATTTTCTTTGTGTTTCAAATGATTAGCAGCAATTACTAAACTAACTGCCAAAGGATCGAATACCGAAACTAATATCAGTATAAACCAATTAACAATAATATCCATAGGTGCACCTGTTAATCTACTCAAATAAAGTAGTGGTCCTATTTCTGATGTAAATGTTGAATTTTCAAGAACCAATTTTTCTTGTTCCAATTTAGCAACACTATCAGATAAACCAATAGATTTTTGATTTAGTTCCGAAATTTCTTTGTTTAAGGTTTGAGTTGAATTATCAACAGATTGGATATTTTTTTGTAAACCCTTTGTACCCTTCTTCTGTGTTAGTTGGTTATTCAGAGAATTTTCTTGTGACAATCTTAATTGATCATAAGATGATATTCTCTCTCCCTTTTGTTTTACGAGTGTATCTATTTGTGATTTCTGTTCGAGGAAAATTTCTTTTTTCTTAACAATCAATGCAATTTTGTTTTGTGTTTCGTATATTTCTTTTGCAGTTTCTTGATAAGAATTGGTTAGATACCCATAAACACCAACCGATGTTAATATCATAAGAATAACAGCGGAAGACATTAGATATACTTTGAAAGCAGTTTTGAGAGTTTTGTAGTGGTCATGTAGGAATGTTATTACCACCAATTTAGAAAATTCTAGCATACCGGCCATACCAACTATTGACCAAGAACCACCAGAAAATAGTTTGGATATACCGTAAACAGAATAATATCCCGAAAATACTGCCAATCCGATAGCACAAAACCAGATTAGATTTTTCAGAGAGAATAATTTATTTGACATTTATATCCCAAGATTGTTCTTAATTCTGTAAGAATAAATATGAACATTTGGGATTTTGGGATTAGATTCCGTATTCTGTTAGATATTGTTTAAGTGCCAATTCTTTTGCTTTACATTCCAACATAATATCAACATCATGTCCGTATGTATTGATTTTCTCTAATATGTAATCAGCGTGTGCTTGTGGTTTTTCTTTTGTATTACCGGTTTCTTTTAATCTTGAAGAAGAATAGTGAACAACTGGTGTAATACCTTCTGGCCATGTTGATATTGCAAGTTCAAGGGCTTGTTGTTCAGTTAAATCGCCTGTGCAGAATTGGTGGTGATGATAGTCAAATACGATAGGAATACCAACACATTCATGTATTTTCATAAGGTCTTTAACTGAATACATATTCGGTTTGTCATCATTTTCAATGGTCATTCTTGAACGGACACTATGCGATAGTAATTGAAAGTTTTGACACCAACGGTCAAGTGAAGCATTCTTGTCACCATAAACGCCATTACAATGTATGTTGATTTTGTTGTATGGTGTATGCGATAATCCCATCATATCAAATACCCTACCATGTAGTTCCAAATCGATTATTGTATTCTTTACAACATCTGGATTTGGTGAACATAGAACATTAAATGGACCAGGATGACATGATAGACGGACACCATTTTCATTTGCATACTCACCGATTCGTTTGAGAACAATTTTTATTTTATCAATATCTTTGAGTTGTTCCAAGTCATACTCAGAACCCCAAGGAAATACATTGGAAGATGTACGGAAGAAGTAAATACCGTTTTGAACATTCCATTTGATAATTCGTTCCATATCAACCACATTCAGATATGCAAGTTCGGAACAATAGTCTAAACCTTTTTGTAGAAATGTTTTCTTAATCATGGAACGGTTGGTGGTGATTTTATCTTTTGATAAAGTCATGTTGATGCAGGCATATCCGAGTTTCATAGGTTGGCGTTAATGTTTAATGAATAATAAACCAATATACGAAATTTACAAATACGATCAAAATTATTTTACTTTATGACCATAAAACTCCGATAAACTATCATACATACCATTCGTGTCAAATTGGTTGGCAATAATTTGTTGGCATCTTTTTTGGAATAATTCTATATGGTCTCCCCATCTACTTTCAAAAAGATGATATGTTTTATTTTCATAAACAGTACCAATTCCGTAATACCCATAATTTGATAATCTCCAAACACCATCTTTCTTGGGAACTCCATCAAATTTTGTAGGATATAAACAACGGTATCTCTTTCCTTTTTCATCAGCAACATGGCTGATTTCTTCAGCAACATCTGAACGAATGGTTGGATAGAATGTTGGTTTACCGAGAAATTCATAACACGATTTTGTTATTACGAAAAATGAAGGTGCAACAAACACATGAGTTTTTGGGTGTATATGGTTTGATACTTGTGCATTACCGAATAAACTATCGTTTTCAGTAACATAGTGAATTGCCTCGTCATAAACATCACGATTGAGTGGAACGCAATCAATATCAAAAAATACATAAATATCCGCATCAGTGTTACGGCAAACTGCATTCATCCACAAACCATGTTCTATATTCATATTGTGATATTCAACAGGAATATCAAAATGATTCATAACATTTTTATGTGATTGTAGTATTCTATTATCTACATTATCCCAATGAAGTGTATTTACAGAAATTTTCATAATATAACCTTTGTATAAAAAAACCCCTACAAATTGTAGGGGCTATTATGGGTTTACCCTTTCCATTCCGAACATGGATTAAGGTTTAACTCTATCACATGGAACTTTACCAGTTGCCTTCCAAAGATTCCAAAGTGTAAGTTGGTCTTTTCTCAAAATGGTTTCAATATCAGTATTTAGATTTTTAGCACATAATGACATTTTTTCTTTATATTGTTTTTCTAAATCCTTTTGTGTTTGACGAAATTCAAAAGTAAGTATTTCTATTTCTTTTCTTGTTTCATCTGTTTTTTCAACACGGCGATATTTTTCCATTTTTGCATTATACTCTTGACGAAGTGTTTTAATTGATTCTTGAAATTCTTTTTTGCATTCAATAGTACATTCTTTTTCTTCTTTCAAAATCAATCGTATTACACTATCTTGTTCTCTTGTCAATCTCAAACAAGGCAATACTTGTTCAATAGGAATACGTCTTTTTACAGTATCTTTTTGAACAGGTGTTCTCTTTTCAAAGATTGTTGTGTCTGATGTTGGTAATGGATTTTCATTACACCCAATTACAAAAATCGATGTACTAATCACTAACAACAATAAAAACTTTTTCATAAAAACTCCTACATTAGAAATCATTATTTGGATTAAAATTCAAACTACCAGTGTATGAACCACTAGCATGTACTAATCTAATTGCCAAACCCATATCCATATGAGCAGATATACTAGCAACATCTTTATTTCCCCAATACAATCTAACTGATGTTGCATCTGTTGATCCTGAATTTGTTGTCCAATAATTGGCACTCCATCCGAAATCCCAAAATTGACCATTCTCTTTGATATATCCACTTGGATTGCCTGTAAATTCAGATTGATTGTCACCGTTTCCAGACTGTCTCCGTAGTGTATTCCAATTTACACTATTTTTTAATTTATGGCCTGCCAAGGAATTTCCACCAAAAGATGCAGCCAAAGTGTTGTAATCAGACAATGTTGGAACTCTAAATCCAACAGGTGCTATACTTTTTGATGAAGAAACAACATAATAGTTGTATAACTTACCATATTCTTCTTCATTGGAAGGATCAAAGTTATAGTAACACCATGCTGGTGTGTTTGTTGATGCAAGTTCTGCCCATTGTTCTGAACTTGAACATTCCGTAATGGGTGTTCCATCTTGGAATGATTCTACTGCTAAATTTTCTTTTGTCCAAAATTGTGAACCGATTTGAACGATAGCCATTAAATTCTCCTATGTTTATCAAATTTATAGATAATCTTCCTATAAATATAATACAACAATCTTAAATGCCTTGTTTTTTGTATTTTCTCTTTGGTTTTTCCAAAGTTTTTTCTACTTTTGTTTTTTTAGAAACTTTTGCAGTTTTTGCATTATGTTCCTTTACAAATTTCTTAACGTTTTCTCGTTCAATCTGATCAGCATGATCATGAATTGTCTTGATAATAACTTTCTTATCTTCAAGTTCAGTTAACACTTCCGTAAACTTATTACGATAATACAACCAAACACCACCGCCACCAATTAAAAATGGCAAAACAGATTGCAATACTATTGCAAAAATTTGTTCTAACATAACCTTCTCCTAACTTTATTTGTTTATACAAAAAATATATTTTCCTTCTTCAATCTTTTTTACAGTTACTTTATCGTATTCTTGATTGAAGTGTTGGAATAAATAAACCATACTATATTTGTAAACAGGCGTTGCCTGTTGAGCGATTGTAAAAATTACATTATCAGAAAACTTAAAACAAGACCTAACAACAGTATCAATGAATTGATATTGTCTTTCACTATAAAGTGGCTTATCAAAAACACCAGTCAATATAGTCCATGTGTATCGTTCATCTTCTACATCATCTATAAATTCCTGCATACTCTGTTGGACGGTTATCCAAGGCAATGTTCTTGCCATGGGTTCAAATCTTGTAAATAGTGTTTCAATTTCTTCCTTAACATCAACTGCAGTATATTGTATATCCAATTCATGTTCATCGAGAGTTTCGAGAAAATATAAATCAGTATCACACGCTCCAAAGTGTAAGACACTTTCGTTATTACCAATTCCACAATAAATTATTTCTTTTGATAATTGGTTTTTTTGTTGATAGTCTTCTACCATAGTATTATCCTCTATTATTTCCAGTTTAGTGCTTCCGATATATTCGGAAGTTGATTAACAAAAATGGATTTTATTCCTTCTGCAATTTCACGATGTTCTTTTTGTGTATCAGGTGAACATCGTAATTCTAAGTAATGAATCCAACTACGAACAGAACCTTTCATATACATAGTCGTTTCGGTTGATAATGGAAGAATATCACGAGCGGTCTCTCTTGATACACCTGAATCTATTAACTTATTATACAACATTTTTGAATTTGCAATATGTTGTTCAATATCACGTTCTAAAGCAAAATCTGTGATTACATCTTCTGAACTTTGTCTGTTTGTCTTTCCTTGTTTTCTTAATTCAATAGATTGTATTTCTGTTGCAGTTGAATATCGTTGTGAAAATTCTTGGAAAGAAAATGATTTATGACGAAGAATTTGAGCTGCAATACTTCTACGAGTAACAATATCAACTGTCATATCTACAAATTCAAACGGAGACCAATGTTTATGTTTAATCAAATAGTTTATCAATCTCGGAGCAGTTTCCATATTCATCTGATTATCTGGATTACTTACTCTAGCAATATAAACTATCAATTCTTCTGGTGAAACTTTTTTTCTACCTTTTTCAGTAAATTTAACTAATTCTGATGGGTTTGTGATAGAAACTAATCTTACTGCATCTCTTAATTCAGTGATACTCATAACTTATTTTTTACCTTTGTTTATTTTTACTAATCTGATATTGATTCCTGTTTTATCTTCTGTTATTATCACTGAATGGTCACCTGAATATAATATCATCGTAAGCCATTTCAGAAATTTATTTACATCAGTATCTATTGGATCATTGAAGTTTTTGTTTTTTTCAGTAAAATATTTTTTTGTAAAAAAATATTCTTGGTTATTAATAATTTCATTTTCAAATGTATCACTTTCATCTTCATCTTTTGATGGAAGCATGAAATCATCCTTTTCTTCTTCATCCCCCAATTCTTCTTTTCTCTTATCTTTTATCTTTTTCATTATTTCTTGTAAAGTATAGAAATCATAAACCTGATTAAGGGTGTCTAAAAATCTATTCAATTCTTTTTTAGACATCTTTTCATCTTTTCCACCACTCAAATCTACCTCATAGTAGTTGAGCATGGATTTTAATTTATGTTCTTGTTTTGTCATTTGTTTGCCTTTTTATTGTATCTATGACTTCTATAAACTCATAATTTCCATTCTTAATTTGTTTCATGGAATAATCTTTTAATTCTTTACAAATCTTTTGATTACTACCGTATGTGTTTGCCATTTCTACCATTGTTTGTTTATTTTCAATATGAGTTGGTCTTAATATGCCAAATCTTAGTGCAACCCACATTGCAACAAATCCTAATATGAATGATGATAATACTTCCACCTAATTCTCCAAAATTGAAAACTTCATTTCAGATAAATAGATACGATACGAGAGAAAAATGGTCGGTATGTAAAAATTGTCTCAAAAGTTTACTATATTTGAGACAAAATCTCTCGTATATCAACAGGTATTAACCAGTGATAATTCCCCTTGTTTTAAGGTCTTTGTAGACCATTTTTGAAACTTTATTCCAATAGTGCTTCGTAGCACCCTTTTTGTGTCCATTAGGACCGCCATTCCACTTCCGTGCAATGATTTCCATATCACTCATTGTGATGGTTTCCCAGTTAATGTTGGGATTGTAGAAATTCTGAAAAATCCAAAACATTTGTTCTGACTTTTCAGGATTTAGCCTATCTTGTAAAGTAAAAGTTTTATTGATTCCTTTCATTTTACAGATTCGGTTCACTTCCTTCACCATTACTGGTAAAATTTGTACTATACCAAGTGAACCATCCTTTGATCGTGCGGTTGCATTGCCTTTTGACTCAACCCAAACGATAGATGAATATAACACATTCTTCATTGTTGAAGATTTAACTTCAGCACTTCTATTAACAGTTGTAGTCATTGCTACTAATGGAAAACAGAAGCCAATTAAGAATAATGCTATAACCCGTTTACATTTGTTAGTCATATTCTTTTCCTCATTATTGGATAATATATTTAACGAACCATAACGAGTATATTCTCGAAATGGTTAAACATATACCGACCATGTTTTCAAAGAACGAACTTTGAGTGTATCATTCAAAGATACGGAAAATATAAATATAAAACAAGCATTTTTTTTTTATTATCTATCAGATCTATAATAGATCTATAGATCTATATTATATTAGATCTAATTAGATCTAGATCTAGATCAGCTTTCTCTGTGTTCACACTTTCTCCGTGTTCACTGGCAAGATAAACAATTTTACCTATATGATCAAAGCATTATTTTACCAAGCGAGAACATTTGGGTATTTTCTCATCTTTTTTATTGGTTGTTGTACATAGACATATTTGTTTTCTTGATATAGAAATGTTGAACCACCACCGTCCATATTGATTGCATCACGGCACCCAAGTTCCAACAATCGTTTAGGTAAATCGGTTATTCTGATACCGTCTGTGATATAGATGAATACACTATCCTTATGATGACTGCCAAACACCGTTCTCGGCCTTCTGGCTGTTGTAAATGAGTTCCGATATATCTTTTGTGGTATACTGTCTTTAAGAAGTAATGGCGTTCCCGCAAAGATGTATTTTGACCATATCGCTGGCACCTCACCTTCACCGCTGAAGTGTAAATGTGGTGTAAGACTTGGAACACCCCATTCGTGTGGATCATCAATAGAAACAAATGGCCAATTAAATGGATTGTTGGGATAAACCTTATCGTGATTCTTAAATGGTGGAACAACCGCCTTCGTAGTGAAGAATGAAAGATTAACCATGTTTCTTAATTTATACTTTACAGAATACCAAGATGGGTGGCGTAGTGTATCTGACGATAATATATGAACATCTTTGACTGCCAACTTTATCACCCACTCCTTCCCCCAAATCATCGGTGATACTAACAATAGTAATAATAAAATAATTCGTTTCATCAGTTTCCCTTAATGAAAATAATAAGTATTCAAAAAAAATTTCAAAAAATGCTTGCGAAATTCGCAACAATTCATTATGTTAGTATTAAACATAAACATTTTAACTCACATTTCCAAAGGAATTGTTATGGCGTTCTACCTCGCAAAAGTTCAGTTTGAAATCACAAACGAACAAGGTAAAGTAAAAAAGCACAACCGCACTTATGTAGTTGATGCTGTTTCAGTCACAGATGCAGAAGTTTTGGTAAACAAGTATCTTAAAGATAGTACCGAGCCATTTGAAGTAAAAACTATTGCAGAATCAAAAATTGTGGATTGTATTTATGAGAAATGAACTTGACAAAAAATATCAATCATTCAAAGACACATTTGAAATAGTGAAAACTTCTACGAATTTGGAAGATTTGAGAGAGAAGTATATTAAATTTGAACAAAAGAGAGAAGAAATTTGGGAATTTATAGTAAACAATACAAAGACTGACGAAGAAAAGAGTGAATATCTTACAGAGTTTGCTAACTATGAATTGGATTTATGGGTGGATGGTGATACCAAAACACTTATCGGTGAAATCCCAATGTTCGATGAAGATGTCTATTTTGAAGATATTGAAAAAATGTTTGATGATTATGGTTCATATTTTCAAAGATACGGATGTTTGTCACCAGAACAGGTAATATCTTGGGACAAAGAAAATGCAATGATTGTTGATGAAATGGGAAATGTTGAAATAATCAAGCGTCCAGATGTTATTGTGAACGGACTATAACCAAAATAGGTTAAGTCTTTATTTTTCAAGGATTTACTTCGTTTTTGAGGTAAGTCCTTGATTTTTATACACTTATATCAATTTTACATAACTCCTTGCAAATCAATGGGTTGCAATTTTTTTTACTTTTTTTGAAATAATGCTTTGATCTTAACCAAAAACGCCTTATATTTGTAGTGTAAGATGATGAACAACCAAACAAATATAAACAAATTTTCAAAATTATTTCAAAAAATGCTTTGATCTTAATAAAAAATGTTTTATATTTGTACTGTAAGATGAACAACAACCAACACGGAAACAAAAAAATGATAAAAAATAAAAAAATAATGCTTTGATCTTAACCAAAAACGCCTTATATTTGTACTAAGAAATTAACAACAACCACTATTTTGAGGAAATGACCATGAGACAAGTAACAAGATTAGCCGTTTCAAATTGGCTTATGCGTAAGAAATTCCGTAGAGACAATACACATACAGACGGAGATACCCTATATCTTCACAATAACCCTATCGCTCAAATTGATACCGATGGAAATGTTTTCATCCGTTCTGCCGGGTGGGAAACAAAGACAACCAGAGAGAGACTTAATGGTGTTCCCGGTGTCCGTATCAATCAGAAAAACTGGCAATGGTATCTCAATGGTCAAACATGGGTAAATTCTCACCAGTGGACATACATAGGTAAATGGTCACCAGAAAATGGTGGTATGATTATCGAATAATCCGTTCAATAATTTAGTCAATAACTTAATCAATAACTTTGGAAAACACAATGAAAAAGAAAATAGAATTGAAACGAGCAAAAAGACACGAAGCTATCAAGATGAAAACAGTAACTTGTGAAGGTGGCGA